AAGGCCCCCGCCCCTAGTATTACCCTAGGAACCTCTGTGTCATGTGTCAAGCATCTTCTGAACCCTTGCAAATGCTAGGTTTTTTCATCTTATTTTTTGACACACGAAAAATTAACCTCTGTGTCATGTGTCAAGATTTCGTTTTTTTTTATAATGAAAGGACTGTTTATTTGTGCAAGATACACGTTCTCGTAAGTGGCAGTTGACTATAAACAATCCTGTTGAGAAAGGCTTTACTCATGATAAGATAAAAGAATTATTATTTGAATTTTCTAGTTTGATTTATTTTTGTATGTCCGATGAAATAGGGGAGAATGGTACTTTCCATACGCATATTTATTTTTATCTTGATTCGGCTTCTCGTTTTTCTACCGTTAAAAATCGATTTCCGGAAGCTCATATAGAAATGGTAAATGGTACTAGCTTAGAAAATCGTGACTATGTATTTAAACAAGGAAAATGGTTGGACGATAAGAAAAAAGAGACTAATATAGAAGATAGTCACGAAGAATATGGAGAATGCCCTTTAGAACGTCCTGGGAAAAGAAGCGACATAACAAATCTTTATGAAATGATAAGGGAAGGAAAGAGCAATTTTGAAATCATCGAAGAAAACCCGAAGTATATGTTGCATCTTGACAGGATTGAAAAAACAAGGCAAACTATACTTGAAAGTGAGTTTAAAAATACCTTTAGAAAAATGCGTGTTGAATATGTTTGTGGCGTAACAGGTGCCGGAAAAACCCGTGGAGTTATGGAAAAGTATGGATATGATAAGGTTTTTAGAGTGACGGACTATTTGCATCCTTGGGATAGTTATAAAGGACAAGATGTTGTTGTTTTTGAAGAATTTAAATCTAGTCTGCGTATACAGGATATGCTGAATTATTTAGACGGTTATCCTCTTGAATTGCCGTCCCGGTATGCAAATAAAATAGCTTGTTATACAAAGGTTTTTATTTTAAGTAACGTGTTGTTGGAGGATCAATACCGTTTTGTGCAACAGGAGGATCCAGGGGTATGGGAAGCGTTTTTGCGTCGTGTGCATTGTGTGAGGTTGTATAGCCGGTCTGGTGTTGATGTGTATACCGTCCCGGAATATATACACGGCCCGGTTGATTTGAGTGGTGTTATCCCGGAACCCGAGGTATTTCAGCGGACTTTTGAAGAGGTTGTTTAATGTTTGATTTGACCCCATTGTATCAGTATATGTACTTAAAAGAGATTCGCCTTGACAATGCCTATATTCAGTTGGAGAATAATCTTGGCTTACGTCATGCGGATTATGTTGACCATCTGGATATGATTTTGCAAAAACATGAGATAGAGGTTACAAATCAGATTTTTGCGGATATCAGATTGATATTGAGGATTGCTCGGAAGGAGTGATATAATGGTTTTGGAGTTTATAGTTATTTTATTACCTGCGATAGCGTTTGGGTTAGTGACGTTATGGTCTTTTATGGAGTGATATAATGGAAGCTGTTGATGTTTGCGAAAAATGTGAAGTTTCTGACTGGAATTCGGAAGACTTTATGGATGAATCTGCTTTTTCGTGTTCGGATTGCGTCTGTTACAGTTGTCTGTATAAGCATGCTTGTACTGGTCAGTGTTATCACGAGGGGTGATATAATGGTAATAGATTCTCGGTGTCCAGAATGGCGTGCAAAAGGTGGCAGGGAATATGATAGCTGTTATGATTGCCCTGGTTGCTATGAGTGTGCATATTTTGGATGTCAGTATTTAAACGGTGAATGGACATGGGATGAGGAAAAGCAAGGTCTTGGTCAAGATGATAATAACTATACAAAATGAATCCTCGAAAGTATAGGAGAGAAAAGCTCTCTTGTCCTCCGATTAAGGAGGGCAAGAGAGCCGAATTTTTATAGGCTGTCATAATGCACAAATTCTGTATTTCATATATGTATATATTTTAATTACACTATGTATTGACAATGTATTGCATTTGGTGTATAATAAAGTCAGAAAAAGAAAGGAGCGAGTGAAATGAAAAAGTCGGTAACATTTAGATTTTATGAGGATACGGTTTCCTGCTTGGAAAAGCTGGCGGAGGCGTCTGGGAAGAGTGCAACGTTATATTTGGAGGATTTGATTAGGGAGAAGTATAGACGTGCTCTTCTGCCTATGCAAGAATTGTATCGTACTTTTGAGGGGCGTTTGGATGTCGGTTGCCGGAGTGGTTATATTGTTACTGCTCTTATGAATGGTTATTTGGAGTTGGAGTATGTAACAGTGTATTCTGATTCTGAAGATAAAAAATATATTTTTAAGGAGACAAAGGCATATAATCGGAATACGGAATGGAACAATAGTCTTGTTTATGATTTGATGGCAGATATAGCGGATGGCAATGTTGAGGTTTTGCGGTAATTCAAAAGGTTTTTAGGCCCTCACCTTATCGGTGGGGGCCTTTTTGTGGTTTGTGTTCACATTTGATTCGTTTTTTTTAGAGTTTTGTTTTTTTAAGGGGAATAATAAGTGATTAATTTAATGTTCGGGGCCGCCTCTTGTTCCCAGCAGCCAATCGACGGAGACGCCGTAAAAATCAGCTAGTTTCCCTAGGTTTTCGATATCTGGCTGTGTTCTTCCTGTTTCGTATCCTGCGAGTGTGCTTTGTTTAATTTTTATTTCTTTTTCTATTTCTCTTTGGGTGAATCCTGTGTTTTTTCTTGCTTGTTTGAGTTTGCTTGGGAAACCTTCTTTGTACATGATTTTTGTCTGCCCTCCTTTCGATTGCATTTTATCATATCATATAATTATTTTGATTGCAATTTGTAATATTTGTCGATTGCAAAACATCATCAAATATGATAAAATGTAGTCAAGATAAAGATAAGTAGGTGATTAGGCTGCGAAGGCAAGCCTTATCATAAACCCTCTCTCTTCGGCACGCGGCGGGGAGGATGGTAGCGGGGGTGGGGGGCCGGGGAGGGGGACCCGCCAAATAATGCTAGAGCGTTGATAACGTCTCCTGTATTGGCAATTGCAGATAGTTAAATAGGGTATAACCCTAAATATAAAAAGAGAGAGGTAAGAAACATGAAAGTGACAGTGATTGGTAAGTTCCGGAAGCAGGGTGTTTCGCGCAAAACTGGCGAAGTGTATGACATTTGCAATGCATATGTTACCCATCCTCTTAGGGGCGCGGAAGGTCTGGTTTCAGAGAAGGTTTTTTTAAACCCGGAACAGTTTGATTTTGATGGTATACAGATTGGTAAGGCGTATAATCTGGATTATGATTCTAATGGTTTTTTGATGGATTTCTCTTTGATTTAATCTGAAAGGGGGGCGTAACATTGACAAAAAAGGTGATTGCATTGGCGGTTGCTTTTTTGTTGGTTGTTGCGCTCCCCGTTTTTGCATCGGCGTCGGCTATTGTCACAGATGTATTGATGTCTCATGCTGATATGTATGCCGAAATGTTTGATGGCAATGGCAATGGCCGTCCTACTGCAATAACTAACGGTGACAATTATCGGATATGGGATGCACCGGGATTGTCTACTACGACTGCAAAATTTGTGATGTTTAATCGGGATAGCAGTCCTCTTTTTACATTACCGTCTGTAACGGATTTTGTGATTGCTTTTAATATTGATTCGCAGAGGGTTAATGGTGGTCAGATATCCCCGGTTAGTACAAATTACGAGATTATATTAAATGGCACGTCCGGTACAAAGACGTTGACTGGGCAAGCGACGCCGAATGATGTGATACTCGGTACAGATAAGGCGTATTATGCGTTTAGCTTTACTCCAGATGTATTTCCGGATTTGTTGACGGCGGATTCGGTTCAAAAGATTACTTTTAATTTTACTTTTAATAAAACGGCATCAGGTACGGCAATCACGGTTTATGATATATTGTCGCAACGTGCGTATGATGCACTTATAGATGGTGATGGCACTCCTTTGGCCCCTGATAAAAATAAGGATTTGGATAATACCGGTGAACAGATGGGCAGTCTTGAAAATGATGCTTTAGGTGGCAAGTCGGATGAAGAAATTGCAAATGATGTAAATAGTGCGTTGTCGTTTGATGTGGGCTCTTTGGATTCTGATGCACAAGCTGGTGTTTCTGGCTTTTTTGATGGCCTTTTGGTTGTTTTTGGGGCGGATTATCAAGCATTGATGATGTTGGCGCTGTCTCTTGGTTTAGCGGCTTTTATAATAGGCCGTCGATATAAAGCAGGGTAGGGGAGGCTTGTAAAATGTGTTTTATGATGTCTCCCATCCTTGCGGCTGGTTTGTTCGATTTCCTTAAGCAATTAGCGGATTTCATCGGGTCTTTAATCGATTTCGTCATCCAGATGGTTCAGGGCTTGATTCGTCTTTTGACGTTGATTCCAACTTGTGTAACCCTTCTTACGGATTCGATTGGTGTTCTTCCGTCCATCCTTGTGGCGTTTGCCTCTGTCACTATTACGGTGTCGGTTATCTTTATTATTTTAGGCCGTGACCATGGGGGGGAAAGTTGATGTTGGAAAATTTCTGGTATCTCATGAATACGGTTCGTACTGAAATTTTGGAAAAGTTTATTATACCTGGTATTGGTATTAGTTATTGGAAGTTTTTGATTTATTTGGCGGTTGCGGGTGTTGTTATAACGGTTTTGGTTAATGCTGTTCGGTATACGTCGTCAGAATCTGTTTCGCATGACCCATCCGCTCCGAATTATAAGCCGTCTAAAAATTCGCGGCCGGAATCTAGTATTAGTCTTTGGGCGCGTGGCGGTGGTAAGCCGCCTTCAAAAGGTTAGGGTGATTATTTTTGTGGGATCAATATGGACAGCAGATATATAACTGGTTGGTTAATACGTTAGGGCCTTGGCTTACGTCTCATGATGCGGATATATCGGCAATTTTGTCAATGACAACGGATATATTGACGGTGGTTCGGAATTTGTTGTATGTATCAGTGTTTGCTTTTTTGTTTTGGGTGGTTAAAACGTGGTTGCAACCCCATCTTTTAAAGGTGTGATGTAGATGTTGGAACGGTTGTTTTCTCTTTTTTTCTCGGTACTCAATGGTATAGCGTTGACGGACTTTTTCATCGGTGTTATGGCGGCTGGATTTTTGTTCGGAATGGCTACTTTAATCCGATATATCTTTGTTGGAGGTCGATAAGGGTGAATTGGTTGTATGTGATTATATTGATTGCTGGTATTGGCTTTATTTTGTATCAGATTTTTCTTAATTCTGGCGGTAACGCGAAATTCAAATCGGATTTGCCGGAAGGTATTAAGGTCAAATCGAAGCGGAAAAGGGTGGTGATGGTCGCTTGTTCATTGATTTTGTGCGTGATTTCATTGGTACTGTTGATAGCTCTTTTGATTTCATTGTTGTCATAACGGCGGCAGTTTTATTTCTCGTGGTTTGTAGCCTTATTCTGTCCTTTTTCCTTGCTGCTTTGTCTTGTTTAACCACCCGATTTTTTAAGTCGTAGAGGGGAGCGCTACCCTTTACATATATAATTATATTTTTGAAAGGATGATGCTTGAAAATGCCTGAAGCTCTTACGACTGCCCTTACGTTTATGATTAATCAGACGGTTTCCATGATCGGTATTGTTACAGGTAACGCCGTGCTCTGCCTTGGTCTTGCCATGTGGTGCGCTGGCGGTGCTATCGGCCTGTTTAAACGGCTTGTGTAAGGAGGATATGTATGGATTCAAGTACTCCTTCTGTTGCCGAGATGCCCTCCGCTATTGGTACTGCTTTAACCTATATGGTTACGCAGATAGGCGGGGTATTGACTATTGTTACCGCTAATCCTGTGCTCTGTCTTGGCCTTGCTATGTGGTGCGCTGGCGGTGCGATTGGTCTGTTTAAACGGCTTGTGTAACGGTTGCCCGGGATGGTTTTGCCGTCTCGGGCATCTTTTTACCTTTTTTTCGGAGGGATATTATGATAACTGGTTATTTTGGTTTGCCCGGCTGTGGCAAAAGTACGTTTTTAGCTAAGATGGCCCAGCAGTATATTCGCCGTGGGTATCGTGTTTTTGTGTTGGATACGGCTCCGGTTGCCGGCTGTGAGCTTATAAATTGGTCGGATATCGGAAAATATGATATGTCTTGTTCCGTTATCCTTTTGGATGAAATATCTTTGTTTGCGGATAATCGGGATTATAAATCGTTTGCACATGACCTTAAGCAGTTTTTTATATTGCATCGCCATTATCATTGTGACATTATTTGGTTTACGCAGCAGTATGACGGGGTAGACCGTAAAATTCGAGAGTTGACTACTTGCCTATATTATGTTCGTGCGGCTGGTAAGTTGTCTTATGCTGTCCGGATTGACCGTTTTATCCATGTCGAGCGAGAGCAAAAGCAAATACAGGTAGGTTATAAAATGACGGGGTTTTTCCGTGCCCTTTTCGCTTGGCTGAATCATTCGGTCAAAGTCTGTTATCGTCCTTTGTATTATAAGTATTTTGATTCGTTTGACGCTCCTGGGCTTGAAAAAAAGGACTTTGTAAAATTTGAGGTGGTGCAATCATGACGCCTGTCCAGTTTGTTGTATTTGTTGTTATTTTTGTTGTTTTAGAAAGTAGTATGAGGTTTTTGTGTGCTCGTGTTTTTAAGGCTTGGGGAAAGATTGTAATCCATGTTCCGGCTGGTCATGATGACTTAGACCATTATGTAACTGTTTACAAGGATTTGGATTTGGGTTTTACTTTGGTTCTTGATGAAGCGCATGATTTTGGTTCAGTTGTTAAAGCACGGAAAGCTGTGCGGGAATTGGAAAAAGATGGTCTTAAGGGCGCTAGAATCTTGGAAGTGTGTAGCGTACATAAGACGGGCTGGCGAAAAAGTGTACCTTGGTGATAGGTGACGGCGCGCCCAGACTGACAAGCCCCCGGCCTTGCCGGTAATCGCAAGGGCAGGTTGCCGG